GCAACAGTATATACTGCATCGATTGTGGAATATGATATGAATACTGGTATGATAGATTTAATTTATCAGCAAGTAAATTATAACAATTTACAGGTAGCAAGTGTTAATATAGAAGATGGTACTATGTTAGTTGATAATGTTCCATTTTTGGAAGGAGCAGGTGGAACTAATAGAATTGGTAATATATTTTATAATCAAGGTGTAATTGCACTAACTCGTGGTTCTGAATCATATCTAACCGGTAGTTGGCAATTAGATTATAAATCTACACAAACTATTTATGAAAACGAATATTTGTTAGTTGTAAATCAAGATGAATTTAATGTTTCTCAAAATCCATCTGCAATTGCAGTAAAAGGAGAAGAAACGGAATCTCTTACCGATACTTCTGGTAGAATTATTAAAACCGTAACATATCCTGGTGTAAAATACATTAAAAAATTAAGTACATTAGAAAACGGAAAAGAATTAGATTATCGTTATACATCTTCTGTAAATTCAGAAGTATTTGCAGGATTTGAGCATTACGAATTAAGTAGTTCAATAGATACAACGGGTTCATTCCTTGCACCGTTTATAACAACAATTGGTTTATACGATGATAGTTGTGATTTGGTAGCAGTTGCAAAATTACCACAACCTATAAAATCAGAGCACGATATTCCTGTAAACTTTATTGTTCGTTTTGATACATAATCTATATTTATATATAAACAATACAAACTATGCCTACAATAGAAGAATTATACAAAGCACAACAATCAGCATTAGGTGTTGATAAGATTGGATTTGCAGCAGGTGAAAATGCTAAAACTCCTTACACTACAAACGATTTGAAGAAAGCAGATGAGCAAGTTTTAACTGCTGAAAAGTTCAAAGTTGGAAGAGGTGGTGCATTAAACGATAAAGTGTATTCTGATACATTCAAATAATAATGGCTAAAAAAGTTACTGCTAAAAAATCCAAGTCTTCTTGGGTTGGTAGAAAGTATGGGTTCAAATCTGGTTTAGAAGAATCTATATCTACTCAAATAGAATCAAAAGGACTTAAAGTGGATTATGAAACTGAAAAGATTTCATACATAGTTCCTGCATCTAATCATACATACAATCCTGATTTCAAATTACCCAATGGTATCTTTGTAGAAACCAAAGGAAGATTTCTTGCAGCAGATAGAAAGAAACATCTGTTAGTAAAACAACAACACCCTGAATTGGATATACGGTTTGTATTTACATCATCAAAGAACAAAATAAGCAAAGCATCCAAAACATCATATGCAGATTGGTGTGATAAAAACGGATACAAATACGCAGATAAGTTCATTCCAGACGAATGGTTTAACGAATAGCTTGGAATTCTCAATTTTTATTCGTATATTTACATTGTGTTGAATAGTACAGATAAAAATAAAGTAACGAATGCGTTGTCTACATCGTTAGGTAGTTATTCCGTATTGAGGGGTAACGAGCTAGCATTCTATTGTCCATTTTGCAATCACCACAAACAGAAACTCCAAGTCAATTTAGAATCTCAAAAATGGCATTGTTGGACTTGTAATAGTGGAGGTAAGAAACTTACATCTTTATTAAAAAAGTTAGATGTTGATAGAAAAACTATCTCTATGGTTAGAGAAATCTACGGAGATTCTAACTACAACCCACAGAATGAAGATGCTGACACAAAGGTATTCATTTCATTACCAAAAGAATTTATTTCATTAGTAGAAGAACCAAAAGGTTTTAATCCTGAATATAAGAATGCAATGCATTATCTTACAGAGAGAGGAATTACTATGAAACAGATTGTTAAGTATAATATAGGTTATTGTAAAGAAGGTTTATATAGTAGAAGAGTAATTATACCATCCTACAATTGTGATGGACAATTAAACTACTTTGTTTCTCGTTCGTATTATCCAGATGAGAAAATGAAATACAAAAACCCACCAATTAGTAAAAATGTAATTTGTTTAGAATCTCAAATAGATTGGAATGAACCAATTATCTTATGTGAGGGAGTATTTGATGCAATTACAATCAGAAGAAATGCAATTCCACTATTAGGTAAGTTTCCATCAAAGTTATTGATTGAGAAAATCTTTATGAGTGGTGTTAGTGATATTGTTATCTCATTAGATAACGATGCTAAAACCGAAGCATTGAGAGTATCGGAGTATCTTCGTAAGCAAGGTATAAATGTTAGGTTTATGGATTTAAAAGATAAAGATGCTGCCGATATGGGGTATCAAAAGTTTTATGAAGAGTTAAATAGTACAAAAGAGTTTGGGGAAGAAGATTTGTTATTAAGCAAGATTAGTAGTTTATGAAATTAAAAAAGATTTACCACATTGCCGATGTGCATATCCGTAATGTAAAAAGACACAATGAATACCGTCAAGTATTTGAGAAGATGTTTGATGAGATTCGTAAGAGAGGAACGGATGATTCTATTATTTATTTAGCAGGAGATATTGCTCATGCTAAATTAGAAATGTCTCCTGAATTACTAAAAGAAATTAGTTGGTTATTTACGGAGTGTTCTAAATTATGTGATACTATCCTTATTACAGGTAATCACGATTGTAATATGAACAATTTGGATAGATTGGATGTTCTTACTCCAATTGTAGAAGCTCTAAATTTACCAAACTTTCATTATTTAAGAGATACACAAGTTTACTCTATTGGTGGAGTAGATTTTGGTGTATTCAGTATTTTTGATGATAAAAAGAATTGGCCAAAAGCAGATACTTTATTTGGAAACAAAAAGATTGCTTTATTCCATGGACCAGTTGATAATTCTCAAACAGATATTGGGTATGTAGTATCTTCACGTCATTTTACAACCGAAATGTTTGATGGTTATGATTTGGCATTGTTAGGAGATATTCACAAACGACAACAAATGATTTCCCCAAAAGGATGTAAGGTTGTTTACGCGGGTTCATTGGTTCAACAAAACTTTGGTGAAACTTTGGATAAGCATGGATTTCTCGTTTGGGATTTGGATACAATGACTTATGAAGAGGTTGATATTCAAAACGATTATGGATATTATACATTAGATATTGATAAGGGTGTTGTTCCAGTTGTGAGCAATATGCCAAAACATCCTCGTTTAAGAGTTCGTTTATCAAACACCGATACTGCTGATACAAAGAAGGTAATTACTGAAATTAAAATGAGATATGGTGTTGATGATTTTACAATTATCAGAACAGATTCACTTGCCAAATCAAAGACAGGAAACAGAGATAATAAATTAGATTTTGAAGATGTATCAGATGTAAATTATCAGAACTCACTATTAAAAGAATATGTTGAGAGAATGATGCCGTTTACAACACCCGAAGATATTGAAGGGTTATACGAAATCAATCAAGATATTAATAGTAGAATTGTTCACGATGATATTCAACGAAATATCAATTGGAAACCTGTAAAGTTTGAGTTCTCTAATATGTTCTCTTATGGTGAGAACAACAAAATTGATTTTACCAAAGTAGGTGGATTGATGGGATTATTTGCACCAAATGCAGCAGGTAAATCTTCTTTGTTTGATGCAATATCTTTTTGTTTATATGATAAGTGTAGTAGAGCATTCAAAGCATCTAATATTCTAAACAATCGTAAACAAGATTTTGATTGTCATTTACATTTCCAAGTAAACGGAATAGATTATCATATTAAAAGAACTGCTAAAACAATTAACAAAGGAAAGAATGTTAAAGTTGATGTGCAGTTTTGGAGAGAAGATGATGGAAGAACTACATTACTAAACGGAACGGAGAGAAGAGATACAAATCAAATCATTGAACAATATGTAGGTAAGTATGAGGATTTTGTTTTAACTGCTCTTTCATTGCAAGGTAATAACTCAATTTTTATTGATAAATCTCAATCGGAAAGAAAAGATTTATTAGCACAATTTATGGGATTAAATGTGTTTGATAAATTGTATGAAACTGCAACCGAAGATATTAAAGAAGTATCGGTATTGATTAAGAACTTTAAGAAAACTGATTTTACATCTGAATTGGCTGAAAAAGCAATTGAATTAAAAGATAAGAAAGTAGAACTTAAAAAATTAGAAAACTCATTAAAACTTAAATCGGACGATGTAATCGATTTAGGGGAAAGAATTGTTGGATTAAGTGCTCAATTAGTTCCAATGGATGGTAATCTAAACATAGATGAATTAAATCAATCTAAAACCAAATTACAATCTGCATTAAATGATTATACTGCTTCTTTTGAAACAAAACAAACTGCAATTACTACAAATACAGAATTGATTGCAGATGTATCAAAATCAATGGAAGACAAAAAAGAATTCTATATTTCAGAAGATGTATCTATTCCTGTTGAAAAAGCACATCACAATTATCTTCAAGCAGAAGTAGATTATAATCAAGCGGATACCAAACAACAATTGTTAAGACAACAGATACAATCTGCCAAAGATAAAATTGCTCATTTAGATAATCACGAATATGACCCTAATTGTAAGTTCTGTTGTGATAATGTGTTCGTAAAAGATGCATTGAAAGCAAAAGAAGAATTAGAAGGATTAGAAGTCAGTTTGGATTATAGTTTAGATGATTTGAGTGGTTGCCTAAATATAATTAATTTATTTGAACCATCCAAAGAACAATTTAAAGAATTTTTAGAATTAAGTACCAAATACCATAGGGGTTATTCTGCAATTGAAACAGAAAAAGCAGAACTAAATGGTTTAACAACTAAAATACAATTAGCACAACACAAATTAGAAACAGTTGAAGAAAATATCCGTAAGTATTATGAGAATGAGCAAACTATTAAACGAAATACTCAAATACAAAATGTAATAAACGGATTGCAAAATACTAAAAGAGAGATAGAAGGAGAAGTTGTTGCAATCAACAAACAAATTAGTGGTTTGAATGGTTCTATTTCTTCAATAGTTGCCTTTGTAGAGGAGATAAAGAGGAAGATGAATGAAGTTAAGGACTTAGAGGAAAAGAACCGTTTATACACCTACTATTTAGATTCTGTAAAGAGAGATGGAATACCATATGAATTGATTTCCAAAGCATTACCTGTAATTGAAAATGAGATAAATAACATTTTAGGACAAGTTGTAGATTTTGGTATTGTAATGGAAGTTGATGGTAAATCAATCAATGCTAAAATAGTTTACGATGACCAGGAATGGCCATTGGAGATGTGTAGTGGTATGGAGAAATTTGTTAGTGGATTGGCAATTCGAGTTGCTCTTATTAACATATGTAATTTACCCCGTCCAAACTTTTTAGTAATTGATGAAGGTTTTGGAACATTGGATTCAGATAATTTATCATCCTTATTTATGATGATGCAATATCTTAAAACTCAATTTGATTTTATCTGGATGATTTCTCACTTAGATGCTATGAGAGATATAGTAGACGGATTAATTGAAATTAAAAAAGAAAACGGATTTAGTAAGATTGATTTTTAATCTTATCCGCTTTCAAAGTAGAGGATTGTGGTTTAGTTACTCCAACGTGTTTTTTAATCAGATTCTCTACCAAACTACCCATTTTGAACCCATGTTCTTCACAATATTCTTTGAGAAGTTCGTGGGTTTCTTTTTTTATTTGTAACATTGCATACTTCATAATTTTAGTTTTATTTAGTAATTATTAGTTTTCTAAA